GGATCGTTGCACGTTGAGGAAGGTATCCAGATTCAGACCGATGAACTGGAATCAGGAGGAGACACCTTCGCCATCGTCGGTCAGGAAGTCTACTGGACTGGCGATTCTTTTTCCGACACGGAAACTGCCGGGTATTATTTTGTCGGTTACCTGTTAACCGTGAAAGATTCCGACGGGGTTATCCTGTTTGAAAAAGTCCGCCATGCCAAAGAAGTACCGAGCTAAAGGAGAAAGCAATGGTAAAATTATTTAACCTGGAAGCTCTTAACGAAGAGAAGGTAAAGCGCAACCACGCGACTCATGCGTAACGCTGATGAAAACAGGATTTCCAAGACGCCCGATAAGCGGCTTGAGTATATCGTCCCCATGACCAATACCAACTATGTTGGTTCCGCCGGATATCATAAGCTCTGGCAGGAAATCGGAGAGCTGCATCACAAGGTAAACGCGGCCCAGGCCCCTGCTGCCGCCGATCTGGAAGCGCTCCTTGGGAAAATCTTTATTGATATTACCAGACGCGCCCAGGAATCCCCGGACCTTACTAGCCGTATTGCCATTGAGGAAACCGATCTGGAATTTGCCGAAACGATCAATCTTCGGGAGATTTATAAATACATCGGGTACTTCGATGTTATCTCTGGAGCAAATGACAGTGTTCCCCTGATTGAACAGGCTCTCGGTGAAACCGATAGCGTGACAATGGAAATTGTCGGCGCAGGCTGGAAGGACAGCTTGAAGAATCTCCTGTTCAATAAACTGCATACCATCGAAAAGGTGAACCAGGCTGTTATCGACGCAGATACCGATTATCGAAATTCCAAAACCGTCGGGACCATCGTTGGCGCCACCTATGTTACCAGCCAAAAACAGGTGGCTGATGCAACTGATGATTCTTCCCTTGACTACCGGCTGTATCGGACCATCGATAAGGCGGTCAAGAAACTTCGGAGCCTGAAGGATTACCGGACGGAAAGAAAAATTGCCGTTCCCTCCGTCGCGCTTCTGTGTAACAGCGCCGATGCGTGGAATCTGGAAAGAGTCATCCGTGGTCAGCTTACGACCGGGGGCACTATCGGAACCATCACTTCCGAGAACGTCCAGGCGCTCCCGATCAATGAGATCATCACCTATGACCAGGGCATAACCGATGGTTTCACCTGGGGAAAGGAAACTCTTTCCTTCCCTGGTGTAACGGAAGGCAAGTGCTATGTATTTGTTCCGCGTGAATACTTCTGGATTTTGAACAAGCGGCCTCTTACCCTGGAAACCGGCAGGGGGTCTACCCTCCAGCTTTCCACCGAAGAGCGAGCGTGGTATCGGGTGCAGACCAAGTTTGAGAAACTCTTCCTTGGTTCCAGTTATCCCGCTACTGCCATCGGTGCCGGATACGGTGCGGTCATTGAGGTAACTCTGCCGACAACTTAACCGGTATTTCAAAACTTAAACCCGCGTCACTGGCGCGGGTTTTTTTATGCACAAAAAAACCGGCAAGCTGTGAAGCGTTGCCGGTAAGAACCACATGGGGAGAGGAGGCACTCCCCGCACATATATATTGTACCTTGACTTATTGCGATATGTCAAGCATAATAAAAGTATGGAAACATTCGAGACAATAAAATCAGTTCGGCTTGCGATCAATGACCCGATGGATTTTATAGACATTCTTGAGGTAGATGAACTTCCGGCTTCACCTGCCCCACAAACAGCCTACAAATTAACAACCACCGGCGCATACATGGCAACCGATAAAACAAGCGAAGCAACTGCATCGGATTATCACACGGTCGATTTATTTTTATCAGATCAGCAGATATCAACCGTGATTGAAAGCATCGGTGCGACCGCTGCCGTATGTCGATGCTTCAGCCTTATCGCACGTAAATTGGGGAGTAAATTCCCTTTGGTAAAAACAACCAGCGGGACGGAAAGCGCGGAGTATCAAAGGCTATCGGAATTATATGCTTACTACAAAGGGCTTGCCGATGATTGCAAGGAACAGAATAAAAGCGATGCCGGGAACAGTACGGGCAGATGGGGACAAACGGCACAGCCGACGATTGCGGAGGATAATCTGTGAACAGGTTATTTCTAAAACAGGCGCGTGACGGTGTTTATAAAATTATAAACGAATCACTGGATACTATTATCATCCAGCGCCAGGCGCTTATTGACGATGGGTTCGGCGGTCAGGTGCCAGATCCATTTGGAGAGACAGAAACTCATACGTTAACTGTCAGGCTATCTCATGAGCGCAAGTATCCAGGAACACTTGGGGAAACAAGCGCAGGCATGTCAACGAACCTACAGCGGTTTATTCTTGCAGGGTGGGAAGATTACATTGAAGAAGGCGACGTATTTGAAACAGATGAGGGAAGCTGGAAAATAGGGCCGGTTGATCCGCTTAAAAAGTTTGGCGGTATTATCGGATATCAGGCACCGTTAAGCGATGCGGCTGCTGCCGTTGATGATCCTGGGGGGTATACATGAGATTACCACTATCCGCGGCTGATGATAGTCCTATGATTCCGAATGAACAAGATGCGTATATCGAAAATCCTCACGCGGGGAAACGGTATCTTACACCTCTTGAGGCGCTGGATGTTATCAATCAATTATCGGCTATGATGATGGCTGATAGGCGGTATAGGTATGGCGGACGTAAGACAGGTTAAGGCACATATAAGATCAGCCTATGAAAGACGCGAAGCCGGGGTGTATGCGAAGTCATTGCAATATGCAGGATATGCTATAAATTATTTCAGGTCACAACAGAAGAACGGGGCGTATTGGACAAACAGAACGGGGACCGCACGGGATGTGATGTTTTCAAAGGCTTTCATAGAGGGAAATATTGTCGGGTGGTTTTTGTCTCATGATGTTGAGTATGGACCGTATCTTGAAGAAGCAAATGACGGGATACATCAGGCAATACGTCCGATAATCCAGAGATATGCTGGTCGATTTATCCGTGACTGTCAGGAGTTATTCCATGATTGACACAATAATAACGCAACTAAAAACAGGAAGGATTAAAAACGTTGTTGCCTACGGCGGAAACAGGACTCCGGCGACTCCTTACATTGTTGTAAAAATTGAGGGACAGACGGTCAGGGTGTGGATACACATGCAACCGGGGCAACAACTTTTTTTAGATGATTATTGGAGAGAGGACCTGTCTGATTTACTCACTGGATTTCAGGCAACAACTCGCCACGGGAACACGATGAAATTATATGATCCCCCTGGAGAGTTTACAGTACCAGAGTACAGTGGTATAATAACGCATAACGATGACGGCACGATATCAAGGGAACGTCGTTTCCATCTACCGTCGATAATGTTTTAATCGGGCAGATGCCCGGAGGAGAATTAAATGGCAGTACGAACAAGCGCAAAGTACAGCTTCGGGCTCCCGTTTGCCCGATTCATGGCGCTCAATGATGACCTCACGATCCCGACGGTAGTACGGATCATCGGAGGTGCTGGACCTTTCGATTTTAGCGGGGTAACTCTCGCAACAGAGGTTGAACTCAATATCCAGTTTGACAACGGTGACGCTGAGGAACTTGATATTGATATTTCAGGGGCCGCCAGTCAATCGGCCGTTACCGTTGCCGAATTGGTAGATGCGATAAATACGGCAACACCGACCGATATGCTGGCAAGTGCTGAAGCGGTAACCGGTAGGCTTAAACTCGAATGTACGGATACGGACACGCCGCCGGATTATATCCAGGTCTGGGGCGAGTGTGCAGAGCTTGCGATGATCGGCCAAGGTTTCGGTCAGGCGTTTGTCAAAACTGATACGCTTACCAGTGTTGGTGATACCCCGATGGTCAAAGATGAGGAAACCTTTACAACTACCGATGCCAAGGGCCTTGATACCGAAGTTATTTCTGATGGATACCGGAAGGGCTTCGAGGCAAGCATTGTAGACACCGCAGAAGACTGGGAATTGCTTGCGCTCATCGAAGGCGGTTCTTATGATTCGGTGACAAATACCTATGAGGTGCCGACTTCTGAAGATTCCAAGGTGTACTTTTTTGCTGAAATATTCTATGCGCAGTATGCCAAGGGGTCGAACAAAGAAGCTGACCTTGAAGGGTATGTCAAGAAAACCTTCCGCAGTTGCAAGGGTGCGGTCGGAGACAAGACCCATGAACGTGGCTTTGCCGATGGGAACTATACCATTAAGGGCACCAGCTATAAAGACGAAGATGGAGTCATGCACGGTGATACTCTTCTTGAGTATCTTTCGGTAACGGAATATGAAGCCCTTGACCTCTATAATGTCTAAACAACTGGAAGTAATTCAATATCCTATCATCATGGCCCCGTTTCACGGGGTCGTGGTGCCTATTAAGTTGAGGGAATTAACACAGGCGCAAATACGTGCTTGTGGTAATTTTTCCTTGATAGAAACTTTTGAAGATAAGGTCCGTGTTGCATCGGCAAAAGTTACCATGAGAGAAGTAACCGCCTATGCCGAACGGCATCACGAGATAGCGAAACGCGCCCTTGTCGCTCCGACGTATGATGAGATACTTCAGATATTCAAATCTGATAAAATGGTGGCGGCTGCAAAAGAACAGATGCTTGCGATAAAGGAAAAGTTACGGACGGCACCCAGGGGACCGTTGCGGTCTGCTCTGGAAGAAGAGCTTGAAAACATGAGGATATGGTGCGAGCTTTTATTGCCGGAGGATTTTCTTGGGTTCATTGTTTCCTATACTCTTGGTGTGGATAAATCAGATATAAAAGAAGTGACGCAGGAGATGCTTCTTGACGCGGCTATTCTTGCCGAACGTGGGAGCGATAATCCGGCGGATCATATTGACGGGACATTTACCCCATTTATGCGGGATGATATAAACTCGCGTGCGTGGGTTATTTTGGAAGAGTGGAAAAAAGAACACACGCCGAAACAGCGGAATAAGAGGATGTAATGGCTGAAGATGCCGGGTCGATTTACAGTGAGGTAAGAATACTCTTAGATAAACTCAAGGGCGACATCTCAAAGGTCGAAGCGGAATTTAATAAGTATGGAAAAAAGAATGATGAGCAGGCACAGAAAGTTGAAAAGAAGTGGACAGATAGTTTCCAGAAAATAAGTCTTGCCGGTGTTGCTGCTTTTATTGCTTTAGGTGCAGCTGTTAAAAAAGCAGTTTCCACGTTTGCAGGATTTGAGCAGTCAATGGCGAATGTGCAGTCTGTCGCCGGGGGGACCGCTGAAGAGTTTGCTATTCTTGAAGCGGCCGCGAAAGAGGCCGGAGAGACAACCAGATTTACTGCATCCGAAGCGGCTGATGCTTTGTATGCTTTGGCTTCTGCTGGTTTGAGCGCGACTGAAGCAACGGACGCACTGAACGGCGTGTTACAACTTGCGGGAGCTACCGGGAGCGATCTTGCTTCTACCAGCGCGGCGGTAACGGCGACATTATCACAGTACAGCCTTGAGGCGGCCGATGCTACCAGGGTATCAAATGTCTTTGCTGCTGCAATTGGGAATAGTCAAGCAAATATGGAGAAGCTGACAAACGCCTTCAGGCAGGTCGGCCCTGTCGCCGGTGCGCTTGGGATCAGTCTTGAGGAAACAACGGGAGCCTTGCAAGCCTTGCTTGATGCAGGATATCAGGGAGAACAGGCGGGAACCGCATTAAGAAATATTTTAGCGAGTCTTGCGAATGAAACAGATCCGACGGTTGTAAAATTAAAAAATCTTGGTCTTGCGTTTGAAGACTTGAACCCGGAGACAAATAGTCTCGCTGAAATTATCGGGACTCTTGCGGAAAAAGGCTTGTCCGCCGGTGAAGCTATGGACGCGTTCGGGACAAGAGCCGGTGGTCAGATCATAACGCTGCTCAATGCGGGTCAGGCGGGGATTGAAGAGTACACCAACGCGGTCACGAACACAACGGCAGCGGCTGATATGTATGCGACACAGAATGATACCCTGGCCGGAAGCACGGACGCATTGAAGAGTGCTATCGAAGGCGCAACAATTACCTTTGTAAAAGACTGGACCCCTGCTCTTCGCGGTGCCGTCGATGTTATAAAAAATGTTGTGTTATTCATGGGCAAAATACCGCAACCATTACGATTATTTTTAAGCATATTAACAATAGGTATCCCTGTTGTTCTTGCGGCGGCTGCCGGGATTGCTAAATTAACAACCGCAGTAACAGCCCTATGGGCAACGTCATCGGCGGTACTCGGGCCGATAGGTCTTGCTGTCGCCGGGATAGCTGCTCTTGTTGCCGGTATTGTGGCAATAAGAAATCAGCAGTTGAAAAACATTGAGAAAGAATTCGGTGATCTTGCGGAAGAAATCGAAGTTTCAACAAAGCGCATGGAACAGCTTGTTAAGACGGCGAAGGCCCTGGGGGCAACCGATGAGAATATAGATGACGTTATTAAAAAAGTAAAAGAATTAAGTGATGAGCTTGGTATTACTGAAAAGCAGATGCGGCTTGTCTCCGATGCTTTGGAGCAGGGCAGCTTATCGACAACCTATAAAGATGCTGCTACACAGGTGCGATTGCTTGCTGAATCTCAAGGGCTGACGATGGAGCAGGTCGCCGATATCGGATTGCTGAATGAAAATATCACGGAAGAATATCGACAGCAGCTTGAACGGATACAGCGGATTGAAAGGGCTGAACGGGAAAGAAAGGCTGTCGGTGATGAGATAGCGAACCAGGCGGAAATGCAC